GGGTCGGGCGCTGGTTCGGGCGGAGTTCCTGCATCGCTGCTCTCCACTCCATCGTTATTATCATCCGCTCCAGTTGTTTCATGTGGAACGTCTCCTCCTCCAGGGGATCCTCCAGCATCTCCTCCAGAAGATTCTCCCATATCAGGAACTGATTGAACCTCTTCTGCAACTGCACCTTCCTCAGTCATACTCTCTCCTTAAACTGGCACACCTTCTTGCGTGGCACCAGTTACTTGTGGGGCTGGCAATTCTGCTTCTGCCAGCGCATCAATGGCCTCCTTCGGCGGTGTTGCCGTAGGCGTTAGTTCGGTAGGAGCGGGACCACCGGGTACTGGGGTTGGCCCTCCTGGCATGGCAGCGACAGGCGGCTCCGGTGGCTGGAGAAGCTGAAAGCAACTCTGCATATATTGACGCATCATGGCTAAACGATCTTCCGGGGCACCGTTTATCTTGGCCTCAATATAAGCCCGCTGAAAGAACTGTAGGTGAAGTTGGAGATTACTGAAAGGCTCAGGTGGGTGATATTTACCCTTCTCCAATATCTCTTCGACCAACATCTCAGCTTCATCTAGTGGTGCTGTAGCCAAGCGATTGTATTGCTCAATATCAGGGAAATCCAGAAGACTACGAGTCTCCGCCTTATCAAGCAAACCTGCCTGAGACATTTCAATGACTGTCTGTAGGCGTGCGGCTGGCGTGGTCGGGAGAAGACTCGCCGGATAAACTTTCATCCGATACTGGTCTTCACGCAGTTTAATTTCCGACCACTTTATCTTCTCTATGTCTTTATCGCCATACGAAATAACTTCGTAAGTTTTGCCTTGCTCGGATACGTCTTTAGCTAGGTCAATCATCTGACGCGCAACCTCTAGGAATGCCGCCTCATATGCTTGGCCAACAATGACAAAGCGCTCAGTCTCAATGTCGCTGTACTCGCGCAGTGCAACACCAGACTCTAAGCCTGCTGGCTTGAGGCTCGTCGCAGACAATTGGCTGATGCCAGAGATTTCATAAGCGCGATTGTAAAGTCGGTCGAGGTGACTGAATACCTCACCCGCTACAGTCTGGGGTACGAAGAAACGCGGTGGCTGACCTTCGTATTCGATGATGCCCCAGGTCTGGTTGTTAATCTGCTCTTTAGCTACCTGTGAGCCACGCTCTAAGAACACCTTCGGTGTCGCAAGATTCATCTGCTCCTGGATGTTGAGGAGAAGTTGATTGATCTCTGCCTGGATGCCACGGAGTTGCTCAGCCAGACCTTGGCCATAGAAGCCCAGCATACGGCGTGACCATCGAAGGGTGACAAACGGGAAGTAGTCCTTCTCATACTTCTCGTCGAATAGCGTCGCATTGTCGATGCAGATAACGTGTCGGCCATCGTCACCACCAGAGACAGACGGGATATGCCAAGCCTCGATAACCTCAATCATGTCACCGGTATTATAGCTACGGTCCTCTGGGTCGCATGGCGCTGCTGCAGCCACCTCTTCTTGGTGGTTCGGGAACAGTCCTGCCACTACTTCACGAGGCATGACCTTGCGCTGGAACATAGAGCGAGGATCACCATAGCGAGCCTCATACTCATCAACGATAATTTCACTAGGGAAGACGCGCTCAACCTTGACCTGATTGTCTTCAATAAACACCTTAAGAACGCCGGTCCCAAACACGCAGCTATCAAGGAAGATTCGCTGCATGACGTTGTAAAGGTCGACCTGGTAGAACATCCCATCGACAAACTTAGTCAGCAGCTTAGCCTTACGCTTCAGGCTGAAGTCGCCACCACTTGTTAAGAAGATTGGGCGCGGTCTCGTTTTGGCAATCTTAGCCGTGACCGTATTACAGCACGACGCGATGACGTTGAAGGTAACGCGGTCATCGTCGAAAAGCGTGCCAGTCTTGTATCCTGCGGGGTTTAGCGCGTTATTGTAGTAGTTCTCAAATAGGGACAGATGCAAAATATCGTGGTCCGCACGTGTCTCAATTCGATCTTTAAGGTTTTCGAGAAGTGAGTAAATCAACTCCTGCGGGTTGTCCTCTTCAGATTCCCACCAAAACTTTTGGTCCATGTACGCGCTCTTGCCTATCATTGCAGCCTCTCAATCGATGTGCCTGCAGCCCACCATCTATCTGATTCGTTACGGTCGAGATTTTTTGCTGACTCAGCCCAATGCTTGTCCTCAATCATCTCCCAGTACTCTGGAGTACCATACTTAGGAGGCTCTATCGGGGCCTCGTATCTATAGTGCCTGCACTCTCGCCAGGCGTAAAGCGCAGCATCGGCAAGGTGGTTCTCGAAACGTGCGTCCTCTTTGCGGTGGTCTTCATCCCACTGAAGATTCTGCCACTCGTCTAAAATGTCAGACCCTTGTACTACCTTGAGGATGCCATCGGCCAAGTCCGAGTTCATCATATCGATGTAGCTCATCTTCTTGGTTTTTTCCGCCGGGTAAATAGGGAGCCCGTAGCGAACCTTAAACTCTTCAACAATAGACTTACCCAATCCACCTGTGTCGGCGACGATTCTGGTGAAGTCGTACTCGTCGGCAAGATCACCGATTCGCTCTGCAATGTCGGTTGGCAGCATCTTGGACTGCTTTTGGCAATCGACGATGAAGACATACGGTAGGTCTCGACTATAAGCCATGACGACGAAGGCAGTTGCATCGTGGTATCCAAGGTCAACGCCAAGGATGTATTCAAAATCATGGTCGTCGGGGAGGCCGTCAACAATGTTGTGGCTGTGATATCGGTACACAAGCGAATCGTCTGACCTAACCCAACGTCCGCACCACTCTCGCAGGTATACTGGATTGTCATCTCCCCAACCTTTGGACTCGCGCTTCTTGTCGAGATACTCTCCAGCGTGTGGGATGTATGAGTTTTCAAGGATGGTCCAGTGATGCTGACTGAATCCGGGCCGAAGTCCTGTCGATGCTTCATAAAAAAACCCACTACACGCCGCAGTGGGCGTACCAATCATTGCCAAGGTGCCATCGCAGTCAATTAGCGCCGGTTCGAGTACTTCTTCGACCAGTGCATCGATGTGACGACCAAAAGAACCAGCCTCATCAAGAATAACCAACTGGTATTTGAGACCCCGCAACTTATCGATATCTGCCTCGTCATTGGCACCGGTGAGGATGATTTGACTGTGATTTGGGAAGGTCGCGGTCAGTTCTGAGTTGTTGAAGTGAATATTCAGGTAATATTTGCGGTTTGCACGCTGCAATTCAGCCCACATAAGCTTCTTTGCGCTCGAACGGGTCAATGCGATGTATGCGCACGTCGATTCCGCAAATTTCATGCAGGTTTCGATGAGATAGTAGCAAGATGCATAAGTCTTACCCGCTCGACGACTACAAAGGGCCGTTTTCAGGCGCGATTCGTCCTGAATGTACTCCATTTGCTGCGGTAAGAGGTGCTTATGCCAAGCAAATGAGCGGTTTTCGGCATCTGGGTTCTCATCCCGTAGTTCGGACAGATCACCATGCCGTTTTAGGTACTCTTTTAGTACCTGACGCGCATCATACTGCTTGTTTTGCTGGCTCATCGGCTACCGCCTTGATTTTGGGTTTTCGACCCCTTTTTGGGGCCTCTTTTGGTCCCATTTCTTCGGCTTTGAGCGGTGACATCCACGAAATTGATTGAACAGGCACAAAACGAGGCTCTGAGTCGCCATATTTTACCGAAATCCAGTTGCCCATCAAAATGAGCTCATACTGGGGGTTTGTATGCACGTCGATGAAGTTCTGATTGAACACCGGCTTGGCATTGTCGGTTAACATGATGGTCTTAAGCTTCACTAACTGCATTGAACTCTCCGTTGTATAATTTGGTGATCTGCTCCAAGCCACCTTCATGGCAAAGATGCGGAACCAGTTGAAAATTATGCCTAGGGAGTTCTTTGCGTAGCGCAAAGTCATGACTCAGAAATGTTGGCTCGCCGCGTTTGTATTCGAACGCATTAAGCAACGCCGTCATTATGCCGAAGGTTCTGTATTCACGCTTCACATAACCCCAGTGGCATATAAAAAATCTATCGGTACGGTCAGCGCATAGCCAACCGCAATACTCATCCTCGAGATCCGGCAGGTCGATGGCGGCAATGACAGTGTGGGCCTGTCCGAGAAGTCTACCAACCACCTGGCGATGTATCTTACTCATCACCGCCTTAGGTATTGCCTTGTTCTGACTGTGGTATGACTTGAGCCAGTCCGAGTAAATCATCGATGCATCAGATGCGTCAGCTACGCGGATGCGGATCGGTAGTCGTCTTTCTTGCGCGAGGGCCATTATGCGCCCACCACCAAAATTTCTACTTCCGCTGCTGTTGCTGCTGCAACATTGTTAATTCCAAGAGCAGAGTCTGGCTCATTTAATCCTGTTGGTGCGATTAAATCAGGCACAACCAATTGCTCACCGGGGTCTAGAATGACATCGCATTTACGCAACAGTTGAATAGTGATGTCCCCTGTTTCACTGGTAAACCCGGACTGAGTTCCTGTGGATGACAAGTCTAAACCGTTGTTCGCGATTTTGTGTATGGCAAAAAGACCATAGGATGTGTTGCTCTGTGTAACCACTGCATGGGTCGCAGTGTTATCAGCGGCGGCGTCAGTTAATGGCGTTCCGGTGGTAGAAAACTCAAAGCCACGTAAGGCGGTGCCGCTGCTATATGAGATGGTTGATACTAAACTAGGACTGCCAGAAAGAGTGGCGCTGACATCAGCGCGGTCTGGCTGAAAGAACGATATCTTCGCTGCACCGGATGAACCAACATTAGTGACGATGGCTGAGTTCAGAGAAGACATCGCTGAGCCATACTCTGCAACTTTGTAAGCTTGAATAGCCGAACCAGTGCCAACGGTGAGTCGTTGAAAAATATACTCTGTGCCCGTGCCTACATCAGCGGCAGCTTTGGTAACCGCTTGTGGAGTCGAGTAATCAGAGTTTTGGCTCACCAAACCCGTAATGGTGTTTTTGTAATAATAGGTCGTCATTTCTTTTGCCCCTTGGTCTCCAGTTGCTTGAAGGCTTCCCCAGCCAATCTCTGAAGATCTTCATCGCTCATGCTACTCAACTGATCATTCTGCCGCAAGCCCCTCTCAAGGTCGCCGAGCTGACAAAGGCTCCGCGTCACCACACCAAGAAGTTTTATCTCTTCGGCGCTTAGCGTCTCGTGGTAGTTGCGGACACTGGCATCTGCAAGCTTGCGACTCTCACTCTCGAGTACCGCATAAATATTCTGCTGAATATCTGCGAGCCGGGGAAGGTACCGAGCCTCTACAGGCACCGCGTTCATCTTAATCTGGCTGGCCTCCACCTCAAGCGCGGCCTCCACATCCTCCGCCAAGTTCACCTTGTCCTGGCGACTAAGCACCCCAAACGCATTCGGCTCATACCGAGCGACCAGCTTCTTCATGTCTACGAGTTTGTCTGCCATCGGTTCAGGGTAGCGCACATTTTTGGTGCGTGCTAGACCCAGCCCTCGAGTCCGGTGAAATGAGACCGCAACTGATGCCTCAACTGCGCATCAT